CGTACCCGTGGTCTAGCACCTTGATCGCATCCATACCGCACCGTGGGGAAATTTTGATCAAAAATGTACTGCCACGATGGTTAGTCGTGGCAGTACGTGAGGGTAGATCACTCAGGCATCGGCGTCAATGCACTGATCGACACGTTATAAATTCGGTTGTCGGTCAGATTCTTGATATTCACCTTACCTTCTTGATCCTCCGTCCCAACCTTAATGATCTGCCCTTGCACCTGCTTCTTCGTCTTCGGGTCAGTGAAGAGGAACACGTCATTCACTGCCGGCGGTTGTGGTTCGTCTGACACTTCCTCTACTTCGTCATTCGTTGTGTGCTTTGACTCATCGGCGTTATGCTCGCGCTGCCGAATCTCCTCTACCACTGCCGGCCAACCTCCGTCGGTGTTCGCTATCTCATCATCCGTGATGCCCGCTTCGTTGGCCGCACGAGTCAACTTGTCTTGGAAATCTTCGTTTGTGTCCGCCTCTGCCGCCATTTCTTCCAACGTCGGTTCCTTCTTTGGTGCTGCCTTCGGAGCCGGCTTACCGCCCGTTGTCGGCTTGGTCTGACCGTTCTTCGCCGGTGCCGGAGTTGTTGTCGGCTTGTTCTGTGCGGACTTGGTTGTCGCTTTCGGCTTGTTCGCACTACCGAACCGGGTGGACTTAGGCGCCTCTTCGACTGGTGGCGATTCGGTGTCGTTCGTCATCTCCTCTGGCTCCGTCGCTACTTCCTCCCCTTCAGCAGTTGTTACGTCTGCCGTGTCGTCGTGCGGTTCCTCTGGTGGTGTGTCGTCCTGCACCATCTGAGCCGGCACGTCGGGGGGTGTAAAGTCGATGGCTTGTTCCCAGATTTGGTTTAGTAGCGGTTCCTTGCCAGCGTACTTACCTTGTTTCTGAGGCTCGCCCTTCCACGTCCTGAACCGGAAATGGATACCAGCTTTGGCGATCTGGGCACAGATGTCTTCCACGTTCTCAAACGTCACGTCTGCCATACTCACACCGAGTCGGCCGAGCAACTGCACCACCCAATTCCAGTGCTCTTGAAGTGTCCGGTTGCCCTCTGATCGTGTCGGGGTGTCATACAGTGGGCGGGTGACAGAGGTACGCATCCCCCGCGTGAAATACTTGTTGCCAGACTTGTCCACGAACGTCTCGGGTTCGACGACAACACCCGACGCATATAACATCATCTTGCCCTTATTCGCTCCCTCTTTCTTGATCTCTGTGAACCGAAGTTCCTTCAGTTCCGCAATGCCGTTCATCCCCGCCGGCAGATCACCACCACCCGCGACCGGCTTGATTTCCTGCGTCTTGACCTTCTCGTGAACCGGCGCCAGAACCTTACCCAGCTTGCGAAACAGCAGACCGGTCGATTGTGCCGCAGCCATTGCATACCCCTTAGACGAGTGATACGGAGGTTAGAGAAACCGTCTTCCCCACTGCCTTATTATTATAACAACAAGGAAGACGGTTCAGGACACGCACGCACTAGACGCACACTAGAATTTTGATCAAAATTCTTTACACTTTCGACGGGTCGGCGTAGTCACCGTAAGCAGACCGCCACGCCTCACTATTCACGTCCACGGCACCCGTGATCTTGTCTTCGGTACAGCAGACGTAGACCCATCTGGAGTGATTGAAGAGGTACTTGAGAATGCGTACCTCTGGGTGGGCAGTAACAATGTCCCCGACTTGAACGCCCGACTTGCACAAGGGACCAACTGACAGTACCTCGAACACCGCCGTCTCGTAATTGTCTTGAGTCCCTTCCGGCAGCATCAGTCCGGCCTTCGTCATGTTGACTTTGCGAGCCTCATTGAACCACATCACCACGAAGTTGCCGTAAGCCTTCAACACTGGTGGCGGCTTTGGCTTGACCTCCGATTGATTGTTGGCCAGAATGTGTGCGTTGTTCAGTCCGTTCATAGGTTGTCCTCCGTTGTCGTCTATCACTAACTTCCTGCGATGCATTGTTACCCCTTGATGAGTTTGACCAGCTTCGCGTAAGTCGGATCGGCGATGTAGCTCGGCAGGGATTTGTTCTTACTCGCCGGAATGCGGAACTTTGTCATAATGACCGTATGCGGCTCGACGCGGATACGGTACTCCACACCCGGTAGCCTCTTCTGAATCTTGATCGGCTGTTTGCCCTCCCCCATGCTTTTCGTGACCGTCTCGTACCGTGGCGCCTTGAACGTCTGAACGGCGTAATCGAGTGCCGGACGTAGCCATGCCGCCATTGACGGGATCACCCCCGGCCCGATCTTCGGCCCGAGTGCGTCCGACTCCGTAATGGTGACGATCCCCTCTTCCGACTCCCCCTCTTCCTTCGGCTTGAATATCCTCTCTTGGGTCAGGACGACGATATTTACCCCTACGAGGTTCAACATCTTCCGTACAATCTCTTTCTCTTGTGCGGCAATCTGCCCCCACTGCTGTTGGCTACAGATGCCCCAACTCTTCTGCGCCGGAGCCTCGTCCATGCCAACGACTTCACAGAATATGATGTCTTCTAACCCGCTCAAGTGGTCTAATACAATCGTCTTGAAACCCTTGTCTACCACCCCGTCTAGAACGTCGTGGATTTTCTTCGATGCGACAACTCCGCTCGACGGCTTGGGAGTGAACTTGCGAATCCGGTTCGCGTTCTCGGGTGTGTCTACCGACTTCAACTCACCCGGGTTCTTACTGCCGCTGCACTGAATCCATAACAGAGGGTCGGGGAACGTGGCGGCGAACGTCGTCTTGCCTGTTCCACTGTCACCGAACACCAGCACTTTTAGTGACTCGTCCCTCCCTTCTCCGATGGGAGTGACTTCATCCCATACGCTAGGAGTTTTGATCAAATTTCCGTTGCTCGTCCGTGGCATCACTCGCCCCGGCACTATCCGCTGTGGTACTGGCGTTGGCATACTAACCCTTTCCTTCGTTGTAACCTTGTTTGGTGGCATCCGCTACCGACTGTTTCTCTAGACAAGCCGTGTGGGCGAACTCTTCTCCGAAGTTAAATGTTAGTTTTTGTGGATACACCATCTGTCTAAACTCTAATGGTGCGTCCTTCGGTGTACCAGATAGACTTATCGGTAGTTCACATATACGGCAGACTCGTTTCTCCCTAGCCTCTGCAACAGTCATTTCAGTTCCTCGAAGAGTGTTTCCTGCCGAGTTAGTCCGACTGTAGAACCTTCAACTAGGTAAGCGTCAAGGTCTGTTGCTCCCCCCTCAGTTAATGGCGAGTATACGCCGAATGGCATCTGCCAGTGTCCAGAATCTCTATCCTCGAAAATGTCATACTTTGGGTCTTCCATTGCAAACTGAGCACATTCGTACCATTTACACAACTGTTCTAGCAGTGGGTCAAGTGTCCTCTTGCGAAACAGTGCTATATTCTCTGGAGAAAAGGCAGTCTCCCATCTGGCAAAGAAATCCGCCGGATTCTCCCTTACGATACCCGCTAACCGCTGTTGAAACTGCTGTGGAGTTTCCTTCTTACCCTGATACTGCGCGGGGCGTTTGATGACGTTGTAACGGACTCCTCGAATCGGATGAGCGCCTAGAATTTTGATCAAAGTTTTTTCATCCATTTTGCAACCCTCTTTTTGGCTAATGCAGCTTTTACTGCCTCTGAGATTTTGGCACAATGTTCCGGGGTTTTTGGCCTACCTCTTCCGGCTAACGACATCTTTAACCTAGTCTCTGCGGACGCTTTTTTACCTTTATTAGCCGGCTCTCTTCCTAGAAACGACCTTAGAATTCCTTCAGATATTTTGGCTTTACTCTCTTCTGAGTGTTTCCATCCTTGCCGGTTTTGCCATAGGTTTGCCTTATGCTCTTCTGACTTAGGCTTGCCCTTGAGTGCGTTGCTAATCTTTTTCTTTATCCAATCCGCCATTACAACACCACGTTTAACCTCTGACATTTTCTTTTTAGTTTCTTCTGTGTGCCTGAACCCGAGACAGTTACCAGCCGTAGGGCTACGGTTATATCCATTCTCAAATTTATAAGGCTTCAGTGTGTCTAACCAGTGTTGCTCTCTAAGTAAACATTCACTAGGATCGCATTGTTCTGGGATGGTTATTACGAATCCTAGTGGCCCGTACTTATTCCAAGAGTTTTGTAAGTATGTAATTGGGTGGTATCCTCCATTTAATGCGCGTAAATGGTCATTGATGCGCCGTTCTATGTCACAACTACTACCTACATAAACCTTCCCGTTGTAAACGTTTTTGAAGATGTAGACTCCACTTTTCGGTTTCAAGTGTTACCTCCTTTTGATATTTGGCATAGTGCTACTAAATAGAGGAGCATTTGTAAGTCCCCGGTCAACTGCCGACTGATGGCTAACCCCTCTATCCGGCTTTTCGTCTTGTGGTCCCCTATCCAGATGCCCGAACTTGTAGCGTCTTTCACCAACACAACCTCATCCCACTTGCCACGGAGCCGCACTGTTCGGCCGCTTGGCAGTGTGTACGGCACGTTGAACACATGCTCTTGCAGTAGGGGAATTACCTTGCGGGAATTTTGATCAAAATTCTGTGTCCAATACTCGACGTAGATCGGGAACATCGTCCGACAGATGCCGTACCAGTTGTTAATCGCATCTCTGTCGAAGGGATACTGTTTACTTAACCCGTTCATCCCGTAGACGTAATCCTTTAAAGCAATTTCCCACGCTGACTGATCTGTTCCGGTTATAGGACGCAATTGCCCGTCCATACTACATTGCTTCTGTGCTAGTGCCTCTTCACAGATGTGCCACATATTGCCGAATTCCATCCGTGCATTGAACGACGGTGCCGGTGCCCACCCTTCGAGATACTGCACTCGAAATCGCTCTCGACAGACGATGAATCGTGAGAGCATCGAGAACGTAATACCGCCGTTCTCCTCGTTCGACTCCGGCCCTTTCCATAGTGGCGGACGCTTGACGAACTGGTTCTTAATTCCCATCCCCTTTAACGTCTCTGAGACCGAGGGCTTTCTTGCCTTCATTGGTGTACTCACATGCGGTAGGGGTTATAGTTAGATACTTGGCGGGGTGTAATGCAAAGTCCATCAATATCGCCTTGTGTACGTCACATGCTCCGAATTTCTTGTGCGTGCAGTCGTTACACCCGTCGATCATCTCCGTCACGAACAGTTTCTTTGCCCGGTTGAGCCTCTTTCGGAACTCCGGCGACATGGCCATAGGCAATCTTCCTTTGTGCAGCAGTTAACTCGGATTCGATCAACTCTTGCCTGTGTATCGGTGTGTCACCCGGGGCGACGATGCCGATACGCACCTTGTTACGGTCGATGGACAGGACTGTTATGCAGATAGTTTCCCCGATCCATATGTTTTCTCCACCCTTGCGAGATAAGACGAGCATTATAGCCTTCCGTGTAAATTTTGATCAAAATTTTCCGTGCTCTTGTCGGTGTCGATTATTCGCCGTTATACCCCCTCTCCCGTTACGGCACTCCCACATTGCATCTGGCACCCCGGCAACGGTGACAACCCATTGTAAGTCTCTCAATACCGTCTTGACACATACCCCACACGCCGCAGCGATCGCTAACGCCGTCCACCCTTCGACGGCGTACATATACAAGAACATTCGAGTCCGCATCGGCCAGTATCTTCGATCTTCCTTAGTGTCCTCCCATAACTCGCTAACCCGTTCCTCTGGGCTTGGGTTGTACTCTCTGTCCAGAACCTCGATAACCTCAGTGAATCCGTTCGATCGGTCCGGCTCAAACGACAGGTACTTACTGAACTGGCATACGTCCGAATGCCTGGACCGTCTTACCCCGTACCGTGCCGCAATCCTTGCCAGTCCGATCGGATTCTTTACGTCCTTCACTAGCCCTATCCGCTTCACTGCTTCCAGCCATGCCGCACCGACGTAGGCACCGTAGTCCTCTCCCGTCTGGTATGCCATACGTCGGGACTCGGTGAACGCAGCTATAACACAGACATCAGGTACGTCTACTTCCATGATTTTTGATCAAAATTCTAAGGGAGTAGTAGTCTAGTACGGTTGCTCTGACAGTGCCTCACACGCTGTCCGCAGTGTGGCAATTGCAGTGTCGCACATCCACTCTTGAGCCGCCACATTGTTACGGAGGATGGCCGCAGGGTGAACGATGTCTATCACCTTGAACGGTAGTTTGTCCCTTTCCCCGACCCCGAACGGCTTCAGAGGAAACCACTTCTGAGAAATCCTACCAACCCGTACCACCATCTGCGGATTACACAATTCCACGAACTCTATCAGTCTCGGTTGACACGCTTTAATCTGATCAACGTCCGGCTCCGTCCACTTCTCGCCGTTCTCGTCCCGTGGGATGCATCCAACGATATTTGTGAATGCCTTCCGCAGATGCGTCGGCAAGCCTTCCGATACGATTCGGTCTAATAGATGCCCGGCCGGTCCGATGAATGGGACACCGATTGTATCCTCTGACTCTCCGGGCGCTTCTCCGACGAATAGCACGTCAGCGGGAACACTCCCTCTAGCAATGCAGACGTTACTTGCATTGGCGCAGTGGTCGGAGCCGCACCCTACACCCTTCCGTCCGTACTTCTCGACGTGAAGTGAATACCTAGTCCTTCTCTGTTGGCTTCCCTTTTCCATTGTTGTCGTCCTTTGTGAGCCAGTAGAACAAGAGTCCGATGCATCCGAGACTGTACAGCACTAGTTCTGCTCTAGACATTTTGATCAAATTTCATGTGATGGGTAAACCATCCTGGCGGTTTTCCTACGTCTGCAAAACTCAGCCAGAAGTAAAGCATCTGCCGTCTTCAGCGTGACATTCTCTAACGGGAACATCTGTTGTGCCACCCCCTTCAGGTAGTTCTTCCATTCCGTCTTACCCTCTTCCTTACCCTTCTTTCGTAACCCCATCCCGCGCATCCATTCTTGCGGTCGGACAAGTTGCCACCGTAACCCAGTGAGCTTACCGAGCGTGGCCAGCGTTCCCCGAATCTCCCCGTTGTTCAGACCGAACGCGAACGCGCTAGATACTCCCTCTCTCGGCAGTGAGTGTACGTCTTCCACGAATACCCATGTCGAAGGGCCGGTGACACTCCATAGCCAGTCCGTGATATCTCGTGTCGTCTGCGGCATCGGAACGGCTGAGTAGGTGACTGGACTAGTGCCGTGTATCACCGCCATCCCACCACCAGAGCCGCCGGGGTCGATGCCGACGAACCGACTAACTTCCCACGGTAGGGGAAGAGGGTCAGGGAACGTCTTGAACACTCTCTCTGTCATCGGTCCCGTACCTCCACAACTAGACTCGTGCCCCTGTCTTCGATCGACACCCGGACGCCGTATCGGCTCGCCATATTTCTTACTTGCTGCACCATAGCCGATTGCGAAACGTGGTAGTCCCTTCCTTGCTGTAGCTCAAAGGTAGGGTAGCTAAACCAGTAATCCCACTCGTATTTGCTGTGCCGCTTCTGGAGTCTCATACCGTCACACTTGGGGTTGCATCTCAAGACACTTATTATTATACTAATAAGGAAAGTACGACTAGACAGGAATTCGGCGGATTTCCAGAATTTTGATCAAATTTCTGGATTCCGGCAAGAAACGTGCTTCCCGCCGTGGGGAAAGTATTTTCCGAATTCCGTCCGTATCGGCCATTTTTCGTTAGACGCGGACCCGTCTGGAGCGTATACCAGTCTGTGCGGCGGGAAATTTTGATCAAAATTCTGGAGGGTCTATCGTGAAAAAGTGCGTCATCATGCGGGGGATTCCGGGGGCGGGTAAATCAATGTGGGTCAGAATCGAAAAGGCCGGCTGCGACGGTGGTTTCTACACAGTTTCCGCAGACAGTTTCTTTACTCGCCCAACAGGTGAGTACGTCTTTGACTCGGCCAAACTGTCTGAAGCACACAACCAGTGTCTTGGAGATTTCTTAGGATTCTGTATAACTGGCATGAACAGCAAATCTCCACACACGTTAGTTGTCGATAACACCAATGTCCGGCTTTTCGAGATTGCCCCTTACTACCGAATCGCTGAAGCGTTTGGCTACTCGGTTCAAATCGTGTGGGTGGTGTGCGACGTTCAGAAAGCGATTGCCCGTAACGTCCACGGTGTTCCCGCCAACGCCATTGAGACGATGGCCAAGTCTTTTGAGCCGATTCCGCACTTCTGGAACCAGACCATTGTTATCGGAGGGTAAGCCGTGCCGATTCCAGTCATCACGTTCAATGTCATGCGATTTCCAGCAACAAAGAAATGGGCAGTCTCTTGCGCTGGCTTTAGAGGCGGGTTTCACACTCGGCGCCGTGACGCTCTAGAGGAAGCGTACCAGTGGCGCGATAAAACGCACCCTGCAGCCCGTGTTCGGGTCACGGGGGATCGGGCAAAGTAGCCCATGCTCGGAGACGTGTGGCA